CGGTTCCCCGCCAGCATGCTGGCCGACCTGTCGGCGGCGCTGGAAATCATTATCCCCCGCAGGAGGCACTCATGACCGACGAAGAACGCCTACGCGCCGCGCTGGACCGCGTGGGCCTGACCAATGGCGACGCCGCGCAAGTGTGCGGCACCAGCCAGTCCACCCTCTACCGCTGGCTGAACGGCAGCGTGCCAGCCCACCAGGGCGCGCTGCTGCTGCTGGAAATCCTGGCAATCGATGAAGTGTGGAACATGCCTGCCGTGCAGCGGCGGGTAGCAAACTCATTGAATAGGGAATAACGAAATGTCTGAAGAGAGTAATGAAAACGCATTGGCGTATGTTACTGATGAACTAGAAATCTTGGAAGGCTCCATAAAAGAATCGGAAACACTTCTTGATAATACAAACCCAATCGATGTTTATTCTTTATCTGTAAAAATTATTGAGTTGTTTGAAAAAGAAAAGGCAAACCCAAACGCTGCTCTTTTGGCAGTCCTGGAAATTTATGCGGAGTTCTCTAAAAAAATTTTCAAATATCCATTCACCTCTGGACACAGCATTTTTTACACTCGTTTTGATTTGATTGAGGAGTTTCAGGACGCTGTTTTGAGGGATAAATCCGGTGACAACTGATTTCGCCGACGACGGCACCGAGTGGGGATATTGGCTTCATGACAGTGAAAACGGATGGGTTTTCATTGTACTGCCAAAGTTGCCTATGCAGAAGGCTGGACTGACAGAGCCGCCATTTCATGTGACGCGCCCTGACGGTAAGCTGCTGTACATCGTGTCCAGGCGAAAGGTCCAGGCCGGGGGTACTGGCAGAGGGGATGCCACACCCCCGGCAAACACGCAGGAGGATTCATAATGACCAGAAACTATCATGATGAGGCCGACGCGGGCCATTTTATGTATTGGAGCCTCAAGGCAATCGTGGATTACTATAACCAGTTGAAGCCCGCAAAAATCGCGGACGAGGACTGCCTGGATTCCGATATCCTGCTGATCCGCGCCATCACAAACATTACAAATCAGTACCGCAGCCGCGTCACGCCGGAGGCAGCAGAATGACCACCACCGAACGCGACCGCCTGCGCAGGCTGTACCAACTAGCCTGCCACGGCGCGGGCGCGGAGCCCCGCCGGGAGGCCAGAAACCTGATAGCGGCCTTCCTGCGGCAGCATAGCATCACCCTGGCGGAAGCCCTGGAGGATGCCGGGTTGGACCTGGGGGCATATTTCGCAACAGCGCCGATCAGTCTGGCTAAGTGATGGACGCTGAACCCCTGGTCCGGCAGTTCGTGGCCGATTTCCTGGGAGAGGACTGGATCGCCGTGGCCTGCCCAGTGCAGGCCCGGCAACTCCGCGTCCGCTGCCTGTCCATGCCCTGGCTGACAGCCGAAGACACCCGCTCCCTGACCGGCAACAAGCGCCAGCCAGTCCTGGCCGTCACCAGGGCGCGCGATGGCACCCTGTTCGCCCTGCTGGATACTGGCAGGCGAAGGGAGTTCCAGCCCGCGCGCCTAGGCTGAAAGTTTTTTTTGGCCGGATGAAGATTTTTTGCGGATTTGACCGTTGACCATATCGCACGATGCGAATATAAGGGTCGCACAGCAACGGTGCTGATAAGGATAGGATCAAGATCATGCAGTACGCCAACCGACTGGGTTACACCGATGTCGAACCGTTCGAAGTGGTGCGCCGCGTTAGCGATAAGACCCTGGAAGTGCGCCCCATGAAGGCCGAACGTGATCCGTCCTGGCAGATGGACTTCCGGCCCGGTGGGTTCCTTGGAACCGTGGTCAACCAGAATGACCAGCAGTGGATCATCAGCAGCGACCCAGAAGCCCCCGTCCGCCGCATCCGACTGCGTAAGGACGGCTTCTGGTACAGCCCTTACGGCGACCGCTACAAGCTGGCCGATAAGCCGGTCAGGTTTTACGATTATAACTTCTGAACGGAACAAACCCCTGGCGAAAGCCGGGGGTTTTTACTTATATGGGGCGCAGGAGATATCAGCATGACCGAAAATACCGCCCCCAAGCGCCGTGGAAGGCCACCGAAGGCCGCAGCGCAGGTAGATACCGCCCAGGCCGCTGAAGCCGCTGAGGCGCCTCAGAAAGCAAAAATGGGGCGGCCTACAAAGTATGATCCAGCCTTCTGCGACGTAGTGATTGAAGTAGGGCGCCAGGGCGGCAGCATGGCGGCTATGGCCGAAGCCTGCGGCGTTCTGCGGGCGACACTGTATGATTGGGCGGGGCAATATTCTGACTTTTCGGCAGCCCTATCGCGTGCGAAACAGCTTGAGCAAATCCACTGGGAACAAATGGGCTTGCAGGGCATGTTTGCCGACAAGTTTAATGCCATGGTTTGGGGCCTGAAGAACCGCAGCCGCGCCGCCAGCGGGTGGCACGACATCACGAAGACCGAAGTGACTGGCGCTGACGGCGGCGCGATCCAGACCGAAGTCAAAGCCAGTATCGACGCGACCGCGCTTGATCCTGACGCGCGTGCAACTCTGCGTGCCGCGCTGAAGGCCGCGAAGGGCAATGAATAAGCTACTTCGTATTGATGGCCACACTGTTGATCTGGATGAAACGCTGATCGCGCTTGACCGCGCGGACTGCGCGGACAGCCTCGCGGCATTCGTCAAACTGGGCTGGCACATTGTCGAGCCTGGGCAGCCCTACGTTCACGGCTGGCACATCGACGCCCTATGCGCTCATCTGGAGGCGATCACGGCAGGCGAGGAAATCGACGGGCAGAAGCTCAACCGCCTGCTGATCAACATTCCGCCCGGCACAATGAAGTCGCTGCTGGTCGGCGTGTTCTGGCCCGCGTGGGAGTGGGGGCCGCAGAACATGCCGCACCTGCGCTACCTGTGCGCGTCGCACTCTCAGAACCTCGCCATCCGCGACAACATTCGCATGCGGCGCCTCGTGTCGTCCGAGTGGTATCAGGAACGCTGGCCGCATGTGAAGCTGGCGAAGGACCAGAATGCAAAGCTGAAGTTCGAGAACACCGCACTCGGCTTTCGTGAAGCCGTTGCAGCAGGCACCATCACGGGTTCGCGCGGCGACCGCGTGATCATCGACGATCCGCACAGCGTTGAATCAGCGGCATCTGAACAGCAGCGGCAAAGCACGGCAGAGTGGTTTCTTGAAGCCGTCCCCACGCGCCTCAACAGCCCGAAGAACTCCGTCATCGTCGTCATCATGCAGCGCCTGCACGAAGAAGACGTAAGCGGCCTGATCTTGGACAAGGGCCTGCCGTACACGCACCTGATGCTGCCCATGGAGTTCGAGGCCGACCGCGCCTGCGCCACGCCGGTTTACTGGTGGCCAGAGTGGGAAGATGACCCCGTTCCATTCGCTGATCCGCGTGACGAAGACGGCGAACTCCTGTTCCCCGAGCGGTTCCCGCCTGAAGTGGTCGAACGCGACAAGGCGGTGATGGGTCCATACGCGGTGGCGGGGCAGCTTCAGCAGCGGCCTGAACCGCGTGGTGGCGGCATCATCAAGCGCGAGTGGTGGCAGTTGTGGGACCACGACGCCTACCCGGCCATGGACTTCATTGTTGCCAGCCTGGACACTGCCTACACCACGAAGTCTGACGGCGACTACAGCGCGCTGACTGTGTGGGGCGTGTTCAGCGGCGACGTGACAGCCATTGCGGCTAAGACCGAAGACGGGCTTGAACGATCCTACAACCAGCAGCATCCGCGCGTCATGCTGATGACCGCCTGGGCCGAACGCCTGGAACTGCATGAACTGGTGCAAAAGGTTGCCGAAAGCTGCCGTGCGATGAAGGTTGACCGGCTGCTAATCGAAAACAAGGCCGCTGGCCATAGCGTGGCGCAGGAAATCCGCCGCCTGTTCGGCCACGAAGACTGGGCCGTGCTGCTGGTCGATCCGAAGTCGCAGGACAAGCTGGCGCGGCTGTACAGCATCCAGCACCTGTTCGCTGAAGGCATGGTCTACGCGCCTGACCGCGCCTGGGCCGATAAGGTGATCACGCAGACTGCCGCCTTCCCGCGCGGCAAGCACGACGACCTTGTGGATACCGTGTCTCAGGGCCTGCGCCACATGCGGGAACTGGGCATGCTGACCCGTGGCGAGGAATGGACGGCGGCAATGCAGGAGAGCATGCGGCACCGTGGCCGCGATCCTGAACCCCTTTACGGAAAGCCTTGACGCTGCCAGCAGCCGGGCGGTAACGGTGCGGCGCGGCGATTGCTCCTACATTCCCGCATGACGTTGTTCTCCCGATGGGTGTAACTTGACTGCCGCCAGAAATGGCGGCAGTTTTTTTGAACTATCAAGAAATGCTTGATAGTTGCAGCAACAGGGGCTGGTGCAACACTCCCCCCGCACCAGCCCCA